ACAGGCAAAGAAAGCAATGCCGCTTTGATGTTCTATGGAACTGATGATGTTGCACAACTACGCAATATCCCCGGCGCTGTTGACAAGATTCGCATTGAAGCCACAACACAGCGTAAAGCAGAACAACCTCAAATCAACTTGGCTGACCCAACTGCTGTTTTAAATCAGCAACTGAAAACTGTTAATCAGTGGGAAGGCGTGCTGAAGGACTCTGGCGCTGCCGAGACAGCAATGAGGGCGCAAGGCTTCTACGCCGCTTACGAGCAAGCCCAAAAAGGCAACACAAACGCTGATGGCGCAATGATTTACAACGTGGCAAAGGTTTATGACCCTGCTGGCGCTGTGCAAGCTGGTGACGTTTCCACTGTTTTGGGTTCTAGGTCTGTTCCTGAGAACATTAAGAGTTATGCCCAAAAATTGACAACAGGTGGAACTCTCACACCAAAAGAACGTGAAAACATGAAGAAAATCATTGATACGCTTGTTGTTGAGCGTAAGAAAATGATTGAGCCATCATTGAACACTTATCGCAAAATTAATAAAGGTCTTGGTGGTGATGATGAATCAATTACCAATCCGTTTGATATGGTTAAGCCGCCAAAAACACTAGAAGAAATTTTAGGTTTTGGTCGCCCAAGAGGGGGGAATTAACATGGATGAAAGCCAGCGAATCCAAGAGGCTTTAAATGCCGGATACAGCAAGGAAGACATCCGAGCGATGTACCTTGCAAACGGCTTGCCATTGCCTAAAGAGATTGCAATCACTGCTGAAGAAACGAAAGGCGCTGCGCTTCCAAAGGCGGCTCGTCTTGCTATGACAGCAGCACAAGGCCCGACACTTGGCTTTGCTGATGAATTGGCTGGTTTGCTTCAGGCTCCATTTATTGCCAAACCCAGTGAGCCAATGGCTGATGCTTACACCCGTGGGCGTGACATTTATCGCTCTGGGGTAGAAAGCTACAAACAAGAACAGCCAATCGGTTCTGCTGTTGCTCAAGGTGTTGCATCACTGCCATTGGGCATGGTAAATGTTGGTCGTGCTGTATTGCCACAAGTTGGCCCTGTTTTGCGATCTGTTGGCGCTGGTGGTTTGTTTGGTGCTGTCTCTGGTGCTGGTGAGGCTGAGACTACTGCTCAGATTCCAGAAGAAGCCCTAAAGACTGCGGCAACAAGTGCTGTGTTGGGTGGCGCTACTGAAGGCGCAATGAAGGTCGCTCGTCCTGTTTCTTCAATGATTAAGACGCAAGCTGGTCGAGTTGTTCCAGAAGCTATTAAAGGACTTGTTGGCGGCTCGTCTGTTGATGTTGCTCGTAACCGTGTTGCTCAGGCCATGTTGCGTGATGGCGCTACGCCAGATCAAGTCATTGCTCGGATGTCCAAACTTGGTGACGATGCAATCTTGGCTGAATCTGCTGGTTACAACACTCGTGATCTGCTTGACACAATGGCAACGCTTCCGGGTCGTACAAAGAACTACACAGAAGAATTGATCCGTCAGCGTCAAGCGCAGCGCGGTGGTCGCCTTGCAACTGCCGCAAAACAGCAATTGTCGCCAACTGGCGCACGTTTGGCTGACTCAGTTGAATCGTTGATTACAAAGCGTGATGTTGACGCAACGCCTTTGTATAACCAACTCAAGACTGTGACTGTAACGCTTGATGATGACTTGAAGCAGATTCTTGATGCTGCCAACAAACTTGGTGCATTTGGTCGTGCTGAGAAGATTTCCACTGGTTTGCGTGAGCCTTTCACATTGAAAGACTTTAAGAAAGCCACTGATGCGTCAATGACTGACTTGGATAAGGTCAAGCGTGGCATTGATGACATTATCAGCAGCAAAGCCGCAACAAATGACCGTGGTGAGATTAACGAATTTGGCCGCTCTGTTGTCAGCTTGAAGCAAGATTTGCTTAAGCGATTGGACGATGCGACTGTTGATCCAGATACTGGAGCATCTTTGTATAAGAGTGCTCGTAACGCATATGCTGGCCCAAGCGCATTGATTTCTGCCGCTGAACTTGGTCGCACAGTGCTGAACAAACCAGCCGCAACTATCAAGACGCTGGTTAAAGACATGAGCGATTCAGAGCTTGAGTCTTTCCGTGTTGGCGCTTATGAGGGTTTGCGTGATTTGGCTGGCACGCAGTCTGGTCAAACTCGATTGCTTAATATGTGGAAAGAGCCAGCTACTCAAGAGCGATTGAAAGAGATTTTCCCAAGCGAACGTGCTTTCCGTGTGTTTGCTTCTGATGTTGCTGCTGAAGCACGAAAGAAGGAAATTCAGTCTGTTGGTCGTGGGTCTGCAACTGCTGGTCGTGAAGCAAGGGTTGAAGATGTTGGCCTTGAAACTTTGAAAGACACGGCAAATCTTGCTGCTGCTGCCAAGACAATGGATGTTGGCTCTTTGGTGAATATGCTTTCAAACACGATGAAAAGAACATCTGTTCCAGAGCCTGTTCGTGATGAAATTGGTCGCATCTTGATGTCAAGAGCTACAAGTGCAGATGAAGTCAAGATTCTGCGTAACGTCATTGACAGAATGAAAAAAGAACAAGAGGCGCAAGGCATAACAAGCGGGATCATTGGTTCGCAACTTGTGCCAGCAGCAGAACCATTCACAGCGGCATTGCGTTCGCTTCTTCAGTAAACGGAGTAAATCATGGCAAAGCCTATGTAAACCTTGCAAAATTGCCGTGCAACTCTAGCGCGGCTTTTTTGTAGGCTTCGTGGGCATCTTCAGGAGTATCAAAACAACCAAGATGGATTGACTTGTAATTGACTGTGATTTTTGCGATGAACTTCTTATTAGATGAATAGTAAGAAACACCCTTAAACCCAGTCGTGTTTGTTGATTTTTGTTTTGTATTTCTGTTGTTTTGGGCGTTGTTTGCTTCTCTCAAATTTTCAATCAAGTTGTTTGACCTATTTCCATCAATGTGATCTATCTGCTCAGGCCACCGATCATGAATCATCATAAAAATTACTCTGTGAGCATAAAACTTCTTTTTGTTAAGAGTGATTTCTTGGTAGCCATTGCTTTTTTTAAGTCTGTTTGCTTGTTTCCCTTTGAGTTTGTTTCCTCTGCGATCAACTTTCCAAAACAAGTTCCCATCGCGGTATTCAAAAACTTCAAGCAAAAACTGTTGAGTGATTTCCATAAGTTCACCAAAGAAAAACCCCTTGGGCATCCGCAGTACCAGTGCGAACATCCAAGGGGTAGCCAGTGGCTTAGAACTGTAAAGGTCTGGTACACCCAAGGTCTAAGCCTTCCAACATTCTTTCATAAACAAATTGCCCTGTCAACGCCTAAAGCGTAAAATCAGGGGAACCAAATTCAAGGAGTCTTAAATGACAAAGGCAAAAGTCAGTGAATGGTCTGCTACACCAAGTAGCAATACCGATATTGACGGAATTAACATAAGTGAGGGTTGCGCCCCTTCTGGTATCAATGACGCGATCCGTGAGTTAATGTCTCAAGTCAAAGACTGGTACTCTGGAACAACTGGTGACGCATTGTCTGTTGCTGGTGGCGGTACTGGTGCAACAACTGCATCTGGCGCACGAACAAACCTTGGTGTGGCTATCGGTACTGATGTTCAGGCTTATGACGCTGAACTGTCTACCTTGGCTGGTATGTCTTCAAGCCGAGCCACTTATCTGGCAAGCACTGAAGGCTTTGGCTTCCGCAACCGCATCATCAACGGTGACATGCGGATTGACCAGCGTAATGCTGGTGCAAGTGTGACTGTGACTGGCGGCTCTGCTTACTATTCATGTGATCGCTGGAATGAGTGGATGTCTCAAAACAGCAAGTATTCGATCCAACGGTCAACCACAGCACCTGCTGGGTTTACAAACTCACTTCTTGCCACATCTCTTTCGGCTTATTCCGTTTTGTCTACGGACAGCTTTGCTCTCAGTCAGCAAGTTGAGGGGTTTAATGTTGCTGACCTTGGTTGGGGCGCTGCCGGGGCACAGTCAGTTACTTTGTCGTTCTGGGTTCGCAGCTCACTAACTGGGACTTTTGGTGGCTCATTGAGTAACAGCGCCGTAAACAGGTCTTACCCATTCACCTACACGATCAGTGCAGCAAACACATGGGAGCAAAAGACAGTCACCATTGCAGGGGACACGACAGGGACGTGGCTAACCGACAACGGTATTGGTATTCGGCTGTGGTTCAGTATTGGCGCGGGGTCAAGCTATCTTGGTACTGCCGGAACATGGGCTGCTGCTGATTATCGTGGCGCTACTGGTCAAACCTCTGTAGTCGGCACAAGCGGAGCCACCTTCTACATCACAGGCGTACAGCTTGAAGCTGGCAGCGTTGCAACCCCGTTTGAGCGCAGGGACTACGGGCGTGAGCTGATGATGTGTCAGCGGTATTATGAGGTGATCAAAGACGGCGACTTGGCAGGTGGCGCTTATAGCGGAGCTAACCTTTTTGCAAGCCTTCGATTTACCGTTGAAAAACGTGCTGCCCCAACCATGTCATCAACTACAAACGGCGGGTGGGTCGGCGTCGGCGCAAGTGGGTCTTTAAACAGCGTTTCTTTCAGCAGCATCGGCACACGTGCATCTCAGCTTGATTCAACATCGTTTACGGGATCAGTTACCCAAGGGTATTTTTATATGCTTCGATCCTTTGATTACCGAGCATCTGCGGAGCTTTGATCATGTACCAACTTCTTCCCGACACACCAATGGGCGCAGCAACCTGCGTGAAGCGCATTGCTGACAACGCCTTCATCCCCTTCGACCCTGCCAACACAGACTACGCCGAGTACCTGAAATGGCTGGCAGAGGGCAACACGCCGCTGCCTGCTGACGAGGTTGGCAATGGATAACCAACAACTGTTCAACCTTGTCGTCAGTGTCGCTGGCTTCTTGGCTGTCTTTGTGTTCTACCAAGTGATGCAGCGTCTGCAACGCTTGGAGGACGCACTCGGCGCACTTGAGAAGCAATTGCCGCATGACTACGTGACCAAGGATGACTACCGCAGCGACATCAAAGAGATCAAGGACATCCTCCGACAAATCTTTGACAAGCTGGATGGGAAGGCTGACAAATGAAAGACTTTGCCGAGGCTTTTGTCGCGGCAATTTTTATTGTTGGTATTGTTGTTTGGACAGTGAAAGTATTGGTTGAGGTCATAAGATGAAAATCGGATTCCTGCTTTTACTGCCTATCTTGGTTTATGCCCAAGATACGACAATCAACTACAAAGGTCAGCCACCACCAACAGCAATGGCTCCCGGTGTCACGGCAATGGGCAGCGACATTTGCGCTGTTCCTGTGTCTGGTGCTATCAGTTCAACCGTTATTGGTGTGGCTGGTGGAACTACCATAACAGACGCGAACTGCGAACGCATTAAGCTGGCCCGTGAGCTATCGAATCAAGGCTTGAAGGTAACTGCTGTTGCAGTTTTGTGTGCAGACATTCGTGTGTGGGAAGCCATGCTTGAATCAGGAAGCCCATGCCCAACGCTTGGCCTGATTGGTGATGCTGCTCAAAACGAGTGGATTCGCCGCCATCCAGAAAGGTTCAAAAAGCTGTATGGCAAAGTTCCTGCTATGTCTGTTCTTGCTTCTGGGGACAAATAATGTTTTGGCTCAAAGTTGCTACTGCACAACATCGACAATGTTCACAGCAACTGGACAGCCATATTGCATTGCAAACACAACCTGTTGGGCGTGTCAGCCGGGCGCGTATAGCCCTGAGTGGCAGCAACTATTTTGTGGCGCTCCAAGACCACCTACTTGCCAGCCAAGCACTGAAACTCGCACAGAGCCTTGTCTTGAAAACCAGACAGGTGGTAAGACTTACACTCGCACAAGCACTTGCCCAGACCCGTATGGACAGCCGCTTTGGGGCGCTTGGCGACTGACACAGGACACCTGCAAATGGAATCCACCAACGTGTCAACCAAGCACACAAACGCAGACTCTATCGTGTCAAGCGGGGTACACGGGCGCAATTGTGCAGACGATGACCAGCACTTGTCCAAATCCTTATGGACAGCCTTTGTGGGGGGCTTGGGTATCGTCTTCAAATACCTGCGTGAAGTCTGTCACGAATCCTACAAACGTCTTATCGCCAGTCAGTCCGATAAGTCCAGTGTCGCCCGTCATGTCTGCACCAGCAACGAGTCCTACACTTGTCACTGTCCAGCCGGTGTCTGTGCCAACGATGCAAGCACCTACAGACGCGCAAGAGGCCCCTACATCCGCCGTATCAGGCCCCCAATCCCCAACAACCTCGGCAAGTTCACCTGCCCAGTCTCCGGTTCAATCTGCTCCGCCTACACCTGCCGCGAATGGTGCGAAAGCGGTGTCGATCGTTCAAAGACTTGAGTTAGTTGGAGCACTTCCGAAACAACCAACGATAATCGAAACAATTTCATTTTCTCAGGAATTACCAGATGGCATCCGACGACAACAAGAGTTATTCATTCAACTTATCCAGCCAGATGATTCTTGGCTTGATCGTGACGTTCCTTCCGATTATCGGCGGGGCGGCTTATACGGGGATTAACTTCTGGGCAAAGATGAATAAGACCATCGAGGCCGTGGAAAAGTTCAAGCCTTACGATGACACTGAGTTTCGTGAGAAGATTCAAGCGTTTGAAATTGAGGTGAAGGCACTCAAAGAACGTCAGATGACATTGGCTGAACAAGCTGTGCGAATTGCGGAAAAATCGTCGGATGCTATTGCACTTTCCCGTGAGACAAAGGCCATTGCTGGTGGCGCTGCTGCTGAAGCTGCTGCTACCGGACGCGAGGTCAAGTCGTCGATTGAAAGTCAAGCTCGTGAAGTGCAAGCTAAGATGAGTGCTTTGAAACAAGACTTGGACAGCACAGCGGCTGCATTACGCTCAGAGATGAACGCAATCAAGCGTGCCACTACAAACCGACTGGCTCAGTAATATCATGAACAGAGACTACGACGAGGGCTATAAACAAGGGTGCTTGGACACATCGTGGGGCATTCGTCTTTGCTTTTGGCTGGCTGCTTTGTTTGTTGGCGTGACGCTACTGGCTGGATGCGATGATCGGTTTCGATATTTCTGCCAAGACCCTAAAAACTTTCATGCAGTGAAGTGTCAAAAGCCAGCGTGTCAGTTTTCGCAAGACTGCCCTGAATACCTTGTTGCACCAATTCTGGAGAAGCAAATTGAAGCTACTAAGCCAACCAACTGAAAAACTCAGTCCTGATGAAATTGAGGTCAGGATTTGGGGTTTTGTGGTCGTGATGATTACATTGATTCTGTGCGGAATTGTTGGAATGTTGCTTTACTCGGTGACGTTCGTAACACAGCCTATCAAGTCAATGGCTCCAATTGACATGGCTTACACAAAGATGCTCAATGACATTGTTTTGTTGATTGTTGGTGGCATTGGTGGAATTGTTGGGAAGCGTGCTGTTGGTGCTGCTGCACAGGCTATTGCTCCGAGGACTCCAGACCCAAAGCCACAAGCGGTGACAGTGCCACCGCAGACACAAAGCGCACTGCCTGACTTCAACTGGATGGGTTATAGCAATCCTGAATTGGATGAGTCATGGACTCCCGGCCCACCGCCTACAACCCCACCTGATTACATTGATCCTTCAGCAGAAGAAATTGCTCACGAACGTGCAGCAGCGAAAGGTGAAGCATGATCCAGCGTACAGTCATTGCTTTGATAGTTGCTCTGCTTATCGTCTTTGGACTGTATAAGTGGGGTTATGGTCGTGGTTGGGGTGATCGTGACGCTGAGATGCAAGCTGCAATTGCAAAAGCCAATGAAGAATCTCGCGCCAAAGAGCAAGAGATGGCTGCAACTGTCCAACAGAAAGAAGTTGAACTCAGAAAGGCAAACGATGTTATCGGTAAAAAAGAGTCTGATCTTAATGCTGCCATTCGTGCTGGCAGGGTGCGCCTCCCCGCCACAAGTTGCGCACAAGCCACCACAAGTGCCAGCCCTTCCTCCGGAAATAGCACAGAAGCGGGAAGCAAACCTAACGGAACGCCTAACGCAGTTGCTGACGGGCCAAGTGAAGACGAGCGAAAAACCCTCGAAATGATTGCTCAGATTGCTGCTGATGGTGATCGAGCTATCAACCAGTTGAACGCTTGCATTACGGCTTATGAAGACGTACGGAGAACGATAAATGCTAACGCCCGATAAACTTCACGATCTGCATATTGGCGTTGAGTGGGTTGACGCTCTGAACTCTACGTTTGAACGATTCAACATCTCGTCTATCAGACAGCAAGCAGCATTTATTGGGCAATGCGGACATGAGTGTGGCAATTTCAAGGTGCTTGAAGAAAATCTGAACTATCGCGCTGAAACATTAATGCGCTTGTGGCCTAAGCGGTTTCCTACTCGTGAGATTGCTGACCAGTACGCACGAAATCCCAAGAAGATCGCCAACAAGGTTTATGCCTCAAGAATGGGAAACCGTGACGAGGCATCTGGGGATGGTTATCGTTTTCGTGGTCGTGGCTGCATCCAGTTGACGGGCCATTCAAACTACTTCCATGCTGGCAAAGCCTTGGGAATTGATTTTGTGATGGAGCCTGATCTGGTTGCTACTCCGCAATACGCAGCACTGACCGCAGGGTGGTTTTGGGATACTCAAAAGCTAAACGCTATTGCAGAAGCTGGAGACTGGACAAAACTCACCAAGAAAATCAACGGTGGAACGATTGGTCTTGATGACCGTATTAAGCATATCAATATGGCAATCAAGGTCATTTCTTGAGCAAGCTACTTTTGTTGCAAACTGACAGGAATGTAGTAGCAACTTTCTGATGCGCTTGTTTCTACGCTAACCACAGGAGTCCGTGGCCCCATCACTTGTTCAGGGTGATTGAGCCACCTCTTGCAGTTCTTGCAGTAGTGATCCACAACTTCTGGATCACACCGACAAACATCAAGCAGTAGTGGAATCATCTTTGTATTCCAACTCAAGCAGCAGTTCTAAATAGTGGATTGCCTTCTTGATGTCAGCAGCACCGCCTTTGGTTTTGTACCTAGTCACATATTTCACTACGTTTCCGGCACAAAATCCCAAATCATTTGCGTGGATGTAAACAATAGGCTGGATGCCTTTGTCTTTGTAATGACTGCCAGAGACTTGTTTATCAAGTGCTGATGTTGCAGACACATAAACGACAGGTATACACCCATGCTTCATGCAGTGCTCAACTGTTTGACATTCATCGCAAAGCATTACGTCTCCTTGACAAATTGACCATCGACCATCTTGCCTTTGCGTTTGCTAATGACATCGTAAGCCGATTGCAAGCACTCCTCAAATGTCACGCCTTGGATATGGCATTGCATGAGTAGAGTCACGCCAATATCACCGATTGCGTCAATGATTTCAGCCTTGTTGTCATCACAAACAGCATTGACAAGTTCTTCAACTTCTTCAACTGTTTTCTTTGCTTGAGATGCGGCAGTGCCAAAACCATTAGGGCCAATGATTCCCTTGTTGATTCCCCACATCTCGATAAGATTTTCAATGTATTGATAGCTCATTTTCTTCCTTGTAGGTGGGGCCTACTCGCTGCGTCTGTCGGGTGATTCGCTCAAGATGCAAGGGGCGCTAACCTACTTGCATATATAAGAGCCACCTTGTTGCCACCGCTTGGGGACAGCATCCGCTTTCAGCCCCGTTAATCAGTATTTCCAAGTGATTGCTTTAACAGCCCACATCTGTGCCGTCTGTGCTTCAGTAATGGCGATACTTGCCATTCTTTTTACCTCGGGGTTATCTGACGATTTTCTCAGGTCATCCATCATATTGATAAGGATTGCAAATCCAGCTTTGCAAGCCGACACATTGTCATCATTGCTTGGGTTAAA